TTCTGGTGTTAGTTGTATCATACGCTTACATCTTCCATTCCTGCTGTTCGCAACCTTGTTATGTGGCCTAGTTGCCACTGTTTGGCTTCTAAACCTTTCATAATACCTAACCATTTATTACGGAGTAGAGCGACTTCATTTATTAGTGTTTCAAAGTCTACTACTTCGTCCTCGCCATCAACATACTTCTCAGCGTCTCTGCTGGTTAATGCACGAGCATATCCCTCTAGGTACTTCTTAAACCATTTGCGTCTAATGCGTCGTAGTTCAATGTTAAGATAGTTTAGTACTGCTTCTATTTCTTGTAACTGATTAAATCTGTGTTCAGTTACACCAGGCAAGTTGGTAAGAGACTTTTCAACATTACCCCATATTTTAACTTCCTGTTTAGCTTCGTCTAACTCATTGTTGTAGTGTGCAATGAAGTCAGGCAAAAAAGCTAAATCTTGAACTACTTTATTATACCACATCAGTCTTCAAAGTCTAAGTCATCGTCTTCTTCGCCGGCACCAATCTCATCGTCCAAGTAATCTTCAGCGGCTCTTTTTAAATAAGAGTCAGTAGCACAAAACTTCTCAAACTCTGGGTCTGGAATACCCATGTCTACTAAATTACCTACAAGTTGATCTGCGGCAGTTTGTCTATCTTTACTGGGTACATACTCTTTCATAATCAAGTATGTTTCTGTTAATACGTCTAATTCAACTGACATTTAATTTTCCTCGCTTAAAAGCATATCTAATTCTGGATAATAATCTTTAAAATGTGTTGCTCGTTTAAAGTCTTGGGTCACCAGATATTCCCGTACACTACTTATACCTTGTTTAGAATACATTATATCTAATATAGGCTGTATTTGTCGCTTAAACTCAATGTCATTGACAGACATCAACTTAGTTCTAATAGACTTTTTAACTATACTAGGTAAATTTGTAACTGTCAACTCTTTAGGGTCAGACAATGCACTAAACGTGAGGCCCATTCCTAATTCGTTAGCCAATTTAAATACTTCATCGCTATACATTATGTTTATATTAGTTACAGTTGCATAGATATTACACACATAATCAGTGTCCTTATACTTCTGTAAATTATTAGATACTGTTCCCCATGTAGAACCAAAACGTTCATACATAAAACGGTTGCCTACAGCATCAATACTAAAACTTAGCTCAACAGTCTTAAACTGGTCCCAATAATTAAAGAGAAAATCAGCAAATACTGTACCGTTAGTGTTATAATGAAGTGCAATGTCTTTACTTAAATTTTGATCTATAAAGTATTGTAACAGTTTTCTATGCGTCTTGTCTAGCAGTGGTTCGCCACCTGCGAATGTGATATACTTGACGTCTTTACTAATGTTAATTATGTCTGACCAAAAGTTACTCGATTCGTTTTCTAACCAATTAAACTCAACATTAACAGCACTATCGTACTTCGACCATGTACTGCTACACCTTGAGCTACAAATTCTACATGCTAGGTTGCATTTATTACCTAACTTAATATCTAAGTTTACAATTTTACTTGTGGCAGTGTCATTATAGTCTATATCAAACTTGTGTTCTCTAAACACATAATTATCATTTAGTCTTTTGCTCGTACCACCTGCTGATTCTACTTGCCAACATTTGTAACATGCATCAGGTTTTTTACCGTTAAGAAAGTCCTGTTTTAACTTTTGCTGTTCAGTACTTTCAAAGTATTCCACAATACTGTCAGACGTTGTGCCTTGATCTCTGTCCCACAAACAACAACGATGCAGTTTACTATCTACATCAACTTCTAAACTTAACCAAGGTGTCATGCATATTGTGTCTGGTATATGGTAGTTTGTAGGACTGTCTACTGTTTGATTACCTCTGTTTATTCTCTCAACAAAAAATGCATCAATATCTAAATGTTCTAGTAATCTATCTAAGTATATTTCTAAATTTACTTTAGCGTCTGATGTTACAACATCGTCAATAAAAAGAATGCGTTCGTCATCAGCAAACGCATCCTTATACACAGCCTGTAGTTCAGTGTATATTTGATTTACAGGCTGTTGTAGTAGACTACTGTAGTTCTTCTTGAGCAGGTACTTCATCTACAACTTCTTCTTGAGCAGGTTCTTCAGTAGCCTTTTCAATTTTGCCCCAGTTGCTGATGATAGCATCTAAACAACCACCTTCGTTACGTTCCCACTCCTTACGGTACATTTTAGTCTCTTCGCCTTTAGAGTCTACATGTTTGAGTCTGTTGCCGTCTTTTTGTAGCAAGTTCTTTTTCTCAAACAAGTCTACTAAGCCACTGTATGGATTCATACCTGTCTCATATGGAATCTTAACTTGTACACCTTCAAATGGTTTTGCGTAACGAGTCTTCATTACTTTACAACCTGCTCTAATACCTTTTACTTCTGATATCTTGTTACCATCTTCATCTTCTTTAAGTTTCATTTTCTTCATAGCAACTACAATACTTGAAGCATAGATAAATCCTTGTCCACCTGATATTTTATCATCTGGATCGAACATGTCTTGACTTGCGTAAGTGTGGTTAGTTGCTACTAGTCCTACATTTGCATTACCAAACATGTTAACACAGTTACGTACCAGTGCGGTAAGTGCTTTAGGCTTACGTCCCATGTCGCCTTTAAGATCGCCTTTACCAAACTGATCAACATCTGTAGGTGTTAGTAACATACCTAAACTGTCAATTACAAACAATACTTTGGGACGGTCATCTTCCGGCAGTGTTTTATATTCTCCCATAAAGTCACTTACTGTTTTAGCAACATCATCAATCATTGCCATGTTTAGTTTTAATAGTTTATCTTCTGATGTGTCTACATTAAGTGCTTTTAACCAGTCTTCGTCAAGTGCGTTCTCGCTATCAATTAGGATAACAAAAATGCCTTGCTCCTGTGCTGATTTTACAATATTACCAGAACAGATATAACTTTTTCCTGCACCTGACTCTCCAGCAAATACAGTTACTTTGCCTAGTGGGATACCTTTTTCAAAATCTCCACTAATAAGATAGTTTAGTGCATAGTTACCTGTGCTGACCCAGTCTGTAGGATCATTAAAGCCAAAACTGATACCGCTAATGCTCTTAGTTAAGCCTTTCCTAAATTTTGATACGTCAAAGGGTTTTTGTGCCATATTATTGCCTCATTAGTTTATATATGTAAGGAAATAGTTTTTCGCTGTCTGTGCCTCTGCGAGCATCTATTGCCTTTAAAAAATCTATAGTGCTGTTTGGGTTCTTCTCAAACGGCTCTTGTATATATCTCAATAAATTCCTGTAACTATCTTCTAGTAAGTATCCAGGTTTTTCGTTAATCTTCTCTTGTAGTATAACACTAATCCTGTCTAGTGTCAATTTAGGAAGATGCCGAACATTAAGTGCTTCGGGTTGTAGTACAGGTCCAATTACAAATGCATTTGGATGAAAGTTCCAGTCATTCTTAAACTTTTCAATAAAGTAAAACACTGTAAATGCATTAAGACTAAAGTATAACATATTAAATGTTATCTTGTGTCCTAGGTCTTTGATCCAACGCAAGTTATGGCAGAACGTTGCCCACTGCCCGCCATAACGTATATACTCGTAGTCATCTCCCATAGTCTCAGCACTAACTGTCCAGTGTACGTTCTTAAACTTACATGCTAAATCAAATACTCGAGTATTAGTGTGACTTAAGTTAGTATTGATACGTAAACTTACATCTGGATTATGTTTAAGCAATAGCTCTAACAGTTCCTCGTTCTCGGTCATAAGCATAGGCTCACCACCTGCTAAGTAAACATTTTTTAAGTTCTTAACATTGTCAAAAACATAGTTACGCAAGTCTGTGTAGTTCTCTTGACTTGGTTTAGGTTGATGTACGTTTAATTCCTGTGCCCATTTACTGCTAAACTCTGGACCACAATATATACAAGTAAAGTTACATGTGTTTTGCCAGCGCACATCTATTTGGTGTAGTTCGTGTGTGTTATGATCGTATATACCACGGTCTACATTGCGTAGTTCTTTAATATAGTATTTCCTATCACTTACAATGTTAAAGTCTGTTTTTTGTTCTTCCAATTTATGACATCCTTGACAACTTGTGTGTTTGTTATTGTTTTGGTGAGCTTGTTGTATTTCCGTATTTTTACTGCCCAACACAATATCACGTATTGGTGCAGTCTTTAAGTCGCCTATGTCCTCGTATGCTCTAATACAGTTCTTAACTTGCCCATCATGGTTTACCATTATGCCTGTCCAAGGCACAGGGCATCGTATTTCACTAGTAACGTATTCTTTTGCGTCCATTATGCTAGACTGATGTCGTATACTTCCATGCCTACCTCATCTGATTCTAATATGCGTATTAACTTGCTTACCCAGGCATTCACATTGGCGCCACCTTCTCCCTGAGTATCTACTTTACCTGGACGTACAATTACTAACTGTGGCCACGTCATCTTGTTACGCAATACTTCTACTGCTGACTCTAGTGTACGTTTTTGGTGATGGTACTTTATCATGTCGTAACCTTTTAAACAACTGACTGTCATGCCTGCCATCATACTACTGATATTAATAATCTTTTTACCAGGCTTGTCTCGCCAGTGTTCGTAAACATCAAATAGTAATTCTGTTTGTGCGTAGCCTTGTTGAGCATTGTTAAAGAACCAATCTGCTTGTGCAACACGTTCTGCTATACGATCGTGGTGTCTTATATCCCAACCATTACGCATGCTATAGTCTAGCACAGAGTGTCCTTTTTGTACAAAATGCTCCAATATTGCTTTACCAATACCGTTGGTTCCACCTGTAATTGCTATCTTCATAAGTAGTCCTTGTAGTTAATCTTTCTAATAGTGTCCTGATACAGCAACCATTCTGACAGTTTATGGCTGTTGTCCTGTTCTGTGCCCACTACTTTAAAAAGATCCTTAGCAGGCTCTGTTAAAAAATTAGTATGTCGTACACTTAATACATCTGGAGATTCTAAAAATGCCCATGCCCAATTTACTTTTTTATCCTCGCAAAACTTCTTAATGTTAGGGTAGTCTTGCAAGTTTAATGCACTTATTGTTGACCACACATCTAAATGAAAGTTATCATTTTTAAATTTGTTGTAGTAGTTAAATTGTTTTAACCATGTTTTCCAAGTAATAGGCCAACGTAAGTAGTCGTGTACTTTTTTGGTACCGTCTAAACTCATAGTTATTGTAACATCAATACCACGCTTTAACAATGGCTTTGGATCTATACGTAGACTGCCGTTCGTGTTTATTCTTATGTAACGTACATTTTGTGGAGGATGTTCTAGTAATTTCTTATAGTTAGGACTTGCTGTGGGCTCGCCACCGTTTATGTCTAGTTTAAGTATGCGTTCTTGCGGGAAATCATAAAACTTATCAGTATTGTCAACGCTAATTTTATTATTTGCTATTGCGCCAAACTTTGTACTAAGATGTGGGTTGCAATGTTGACATGCTGAGTTGCAGATGTTATCTAATACTCCGCCTATTATGAGATAGTCTTTGCGTATGTTATACAGTTCTTGATGTTGCTTTTCAGCATACTGTCTTATGCTTTCTTTGCCTTCGTTTTCACTTACTCGACATCTAACACATTCGTCTGGCCAGTCTTTAAGATTTTGGTTCCACTCGCTGGCATTCATAGCATTGAACGATTCAAAACGTGGCGGTCTAACCATATGCCCACAACGACTAACTGTGCCATCTGGATTTAATCTTGCAAAATGTCTAAATCTCGTACAATTCATTTATAGGCTCGTTAAAAAATGTTATGCTTAAAACAATGCGTGGTCCATACGCAATCTTAACACCGTGTGGTATTTGGCTATTGAATACTATCGGTTTAGTAAACCACTTGTGTGTAATTATGTCTGAGTTTGGTACCCATCCTTGTAAGTCGGGTACTTCTCTACCAAAGTTGTCTAATTTTAATCGTCTGTAACTAATATCCTCATCGTACCAATAGTTTATATTACCAACACAATTTTGTATAGGTATATTAAGTTTAGCAACTACAGGTTTTGCATCTACGTGTAAGTCTAAGTGTCTAGTAAGATATGTACAAGCAATATCTCTAGGTGCTAGTTTTAAGTCTTTTATATATTTCATTAAACTAGGACAACTACGCAAACATGTAGCCTCGTCTATATCGTTCCAACCTTCTTCCAAAGTATAACCAGCAAGATGCTCTAACACTTCCTGTTGTATATAGATTATATCGTGACACTCTAGTTCTTTAAATGCTTGCATGTATGTTTTTACTATGTTCAAAAACTTCTTGATAGTAGTACTCATGGTTAACTTTTAGTACACGTATAAGTTCATTGAAGTGTACTTTCTCACCTAAGTAACTTTCCCATACCATTTTGTCGCATGTCATATAGAAGTGTGCTTTGTGTGTTGTAGGCACATCCATTGTATATTGATAAGGTACTTCGTGAAAATCTGTAATCTCTCCAATGGCGTCTATGTTTTTAAAAACAAAACAGGCTGACTTTTTCATAAAACGGTGTAAGTTCACTAAAGCATAAAACTGTGGGGCATAGTGCCTGTTTAAAAATAAGTAACGTACTGCATCTTCAACTCTAATACCAGTTTGCTGTACAAACGTACTTACTCCGCTTTTAAATCTCGCCATTGGTTCTCGCCAATATGCTATAATTGTCCTTGCTTGTAATATTTCCTCAATCGTTGCTAACTCGTAACCCTGTCTATCCAAACTGCTAGATGCATTTTTTAATATTTTAGCCACAAGTTCGCCAGAAGGCAGTTTATATACCTCAGGATTATCTGGAAATAGTTCGTAATCTAGTTGTGTAAACATATCGAGTGTAGTATTAAAGCAGGTACCCACCTGGGTACCCGCTTCTAACTACTTACTACTAGGAGGTATTACTTCTGTCTATTTCTAATCATAGCCAAAATATCTTCTGCTCTTTGGCTTGATGGTTTGCTAGCCTCTACAGGTGCAGTTGCTTCTACAGGAACCTCTACTGCTACAGGTTCAGGTATTGCTTCTACAGTTGGTGCTGGTGTAGGCTGTGTTACTGGAGGAGCACTTTCAGTTGCAGGTTGTGCGTTAGCAATTTGAACGCCTGCTGGTCTGAAGTAACTTCCCCATTTTTCTGCATCATATGGTTGTCCATCTACTGATGCTTCAAACATCTCTTTCATAACTTTAAGAGCTGTCTCGTCTGGACGTTTGGGCAAGAAGTCTGCTAGATTGAATAAACCATATTGTTCTATAGCCGCTGTTTCTGTTGATGTAAGTGCAGACTCTCGCCTTGCCCAATTACTTGTAGAGTAGTCACTGTAACCACCTTTTGTAGTTTTAACTACTCTGAAGTCTAAACCTTGTGTATAGTCAGTTGGCAACTCAACCATGTCTGGGTCAAGTAGTGCTGACTTAATCAAGTTAAAGATTTGTGGACTAATTACAAATCTGCGAATTGGGTTTTCAGGTGTTGTATCTTCCTGCATTGGATTCTCTCTAACAAAACCTTGAAACAAGTAACTACGTTTTTTCCAGTACTTACGACCCATGTCCTCAAGACTCTTGTCTTTAAACCATGTTCTAACTTCTGCTAGAATAGGACAGGATTCTCCCCACATCTCAACACAGGGTACTTGTACCTGTACAGGTTTGCTGTCTGCTTGTCCTTTAATACCCTGGAAAGGTAAACGGATCATAGCACGTTCTACCCAGAAAAAATCGTTTTTAGTATCTCCATCAGGAAGGAACCTGATAGTTGCGGTCTCACCTTCTTTTATGTTCCAGTGTGCAAAGATAGCATTGTCGCCACCTCCACTTGAACTACCACTTGATCGTGTTTCTTGTTGTTGCAGTCTTGCTCTGATATCGGCCAATGATGTTGCCATAATGTTTTCTCCTTAATAAGTTTGCCATAATGTATGCCTAATATGCACACACCACTTTAGTAGTGTATACAATTTTATTTATCTAGTCAATGCTAAACGGTTAAATTTACTATTTAATTCCGCTTAATCTTTTAATATCTTCTGCCGTTGTTTCACCGTGTTTCTTTTTCTTTTTGTCTGTAACTGCATCGATGAAATCTTCACTAGCATCGCCACCCAGTGTTTCCATTGTCATGTCACCAAAGTCTAATAACTGCAATAACTCTGGATTTACGTCTGACAAGTACTTGTGTACTGCTGGTCTACCACAAGTGTCAGGACCTTTTTCGTCTGCCATCTTTTGTATATCAGCATTAAGTCCTTCATCATCTATAATACCTTGTAGTGCTGTAATAGCATTGCTACCGTCTTGTCCTACAGGAAAATGCTGTCCCACTAGTTTTTGTAACTTTTCGTGTGGTGCTACGTCACTTTCCCCTAATGGCGCACTTTCCATTTTGTTACCAGCCTTAAGTTCTTCATGCCAATTATCTGCTAGTTCACTTGCAACTGCTCTACGTACTGCTGGTGGGAACATTTTAAAGCCATCATTCGCACCATGTTCTTTGCCATACTTCTTAGCACCAGTATCTGCATAATACTTCCATAATGTTTTTGCTTTATCATGGTCATATATGCCTTTGTCCCACTTGCGTGAAAGGTTACGCATGATGGACTCACCTTGTTGTTGGTATAGTTGACCATCATTTTCAATATACAATGCAAGTTCACGTATTGCATCTTCGTCAACTTCATTATCTTCAACCATACTGTCTGCCCAGTCTGCATATTCATCAGATTCAAATGCAACGTCTTGATATGTTTCAGCATCTTGTTGTACTATCGGTTGGCTTTCCTTGATCGACTTAACACCCTTAATATACTGCTTGGCAAGTTGTACAGCCATACCGTATTCTTCTTTTAAAGATTCATCAACATGCTCTTCTAGTGTGTCAATTCGAGATGCCCATTTAGTTGCAAACTCTTTGATTGCTCCGTCTGCTTGTTCTGATACTTGTTCTAGTACTGTTCTTAATAATGCTTTTGTGTCAACAAAACTTAATGATTCAAAGTAAGCCTTGTCACCACATGTTCTGCCCAATTCTACAGATTCATCTGTGCGTACAAATTCATGTACTTGTTGTAACTGCTCTGACATATTTTTACTCCATGCTTTGTGCGCACTATAAACGTGTGGCAATGCAGACTCTAACTTTTCTGGGAAGCTCTTTTGTACAAATTTTTCTTTAAGTGTGTCTGCATCAAAATCATCTAACTGCTTTACTTCAGGCGCAAATGCCTCTACATACTTTGCGTAGCCTTTTGGTCCCTGTAGACTATTGAGCGTGGCTCTCACACCTTGGTAGCGTTCAACTGCGGCTTCCACCATTTCTTTAGTCTCGCTGTTTTCCCAGGGTTTGTTTTTCATTAGTCTAACAAATTGACCTAAGTCTGCCATTTCTTCAACTAGTTCTGATATGTGAGTTGATAAGTCATCGCCAACACCGCCACCGTTCATTAAGTGTCTAGCCATAGCTCTTGCACCTACTAGTTTAGTAAATGGTAATTTGAATCTTTCACCTGTTTGTGTTTCTAAAAAGATTGCACTAATATTTCTTGCTCTTGCGCCATGCTTTTCTTCATCAACTTTCTTAGCATGTCTTACAATAATTTTAACAGGATTTTGTCCTTCTTTAGCAACTAACTTTTGATAACTGCTTTTACTGCTACCATATAATTTGCTTTCATTAGTCTTTATTTGATTAAGTTCTGTTTTGTCGTAAACGTCTACGTTGGTGGCCATATCTTTAATCTCTTTTTTCGTTAATGCGTATCTTGTAATATCTCTTGTATCGAACCTTAGCATGTTTCTACGTGAAAAACTACGCAGTGCCTTTAAAAACTTGTACCATGTTGGACGGTCTTCCTCATCCATCTTGTGACTGATGCGTCTGTTAAAAAATATCTTTAGACTCTCGCCATCATTTAAACTGATAGTGACGTTACCGTAGTTTTTGCTGCCAACATTATAATCAAAGTTAAAAAAGCGGCCCTGCTCTACTTCACTAGTAGGCTTGGCTGACTCGTCAGATATAGCGATATCGCCAAATCTGTTCTTTAACTTGTCGTATAATCCTTGTGCTATGGGTTCAATTTCGCTCATGTTTGTATTTATGCTAGGGGCATTAAAAAATTACAAATGGCATGGGTTCAACAAATGAGTCATTGTGGTCTCTCATTGCTGTGTCTAAGTTAGCATCAAAAGACTGCAGGCCCTGCATCATACGTGTAATTAACACCAGACTCATAACTAAGTCGTCAGTTTCTCCCACTTTTGCCGCATAACTGCCCCCATTTGCTACAAAAGTTTTAAGTTCACTAATTAGGTTTTTGCTGTGTACCTTAAGTTTTTTACTTTCTACTAGACTCTTTAATTTAGCACATGCCGCTAGTTTATTACGTTGAGTCGTGTTAAATCCTTTTCTAAAACGTCTTGAATTGCCATGGCTCTTTGATTCTGTTAGGAACGTACCTGGTATATTCTCTTCCCCTATCTCCGCAATACTAATTAAAGCGGCTTCACCTATAGTATTATTCTCAATACTGTAGTAAATGTTATTCTTGTCTACCGTTTCTGCTAGGAAACTTGTTATCTGTTGTAGTAGTTTAATTTGTTGTGGAATAGGCGTTTTGTTATGTTGCCACTCGCCTGCTTGTTCTAACGAAGGTAACTCGTATATTTGTATAGCACTAAAGTCTCCGCCTGTTCCTAAACTAGGATCCAAACTTATAACATAAGTCTTATCCTTTTCAGGCTGTTTAAACCAGCGTACTTGTCCTTGTTTAAACACAGGCTCTCTAGGTTCTAGCTCTAGCAAAGTAGTTGCATTTATAAGTGTTTCATCGTAGATCAAAAACTCTAATCCATGTTCACGTCTAAATCTATCTTCGCCAATACGTCCTATCTCTTCTGCTTTCCATTTGTCGTCTCTGTCTGGATGTTCCCACCATTCTGCTCTAAATGCTCTAAAGCCGTTGATACCAGTCTCTTGCTCATTACCAAACTCATCAATGTTCTTGTTTGCTTGTTTCCAGATAAACGCAAATTGATCCTCGTCACTGTTTGGTGTTGATGTTATAATAGCCTTACCACCAGTACTAAGTGTTGGTGATATCGAAGTCCAAAACTCACGGGCAATAGTAGGTCTAACAAATGCAAACTCGTCTGCGTATAGTAATGAAATACTCATACCTCGACCAGTGTTCTCAGTTGTGGTCATTGCAACAATACGTGAACCATTATCAAAGTCTATGCTACCTTTGTTATAACTTGTTACACCAGCACGTATATGATTAGGCACTGACTCGTAAGCATAACGTACACGTTGCATAATTTCCTGAGCACCTGCATACTTGTGAGCGGCTACTAGTATTGTGCTATCAGGCACAAACATTGCGTACCACAATAGGTAACCTGCCGCTGATGTGGACTTACCTGTCTGTCTAGGCAATAAACTAATACTAAATCTATGATTGTTATAGGTATCAATTAACCGTTTTTGGTAGTCAAAAGGTTGGTACAACATTTTACCTTTTGTTGGGTGTTGTATGTAAAAGTAGTTGCTTAAAAAGTGCTGACACCCTGTTTTAGGATCCATGCACATTGCCAGTGCTCTTATCTGAGACTCTGTAAATGTTTCTTTTTTGTGTGCGGCTTTAATTAAAACACCGTCAAGTGATTTACTCATACTGATATTTAACAGTTTTCGTGTGCCTTGTTAAATACTTTTAGAAAGGTTTAATATGTCGCATACCTTGCTTCTTAACAAAGACTACAATCCAATATCAGTACTGCCCCTCTCAGTAATTAACTGGCAACACTCTATTAAGTTGATGTTTTTAGGACGTATACAGGTTCTCGAAACATACAACGACTGGCATGTACGCAGTGAAAAACTTACACTAAACGTACCCAGTGTTGCTGTAACTAATGAATATTTTAATTTAAGACGTAAAGTTAGATTCAGTAGACACAACATTTACCTACGTGACTTATACCAATGCCAGTATTGTGAGGATACGTTTGACTTTAAGGACTTAACTATTGACCATGTTATACCTAGAAGCAAAGGTGGTAAGTCTAGATGGGATAATGTAGTAACTTGTTGCAAAAGGTGTAATCACAACAAAGCAGATAAACTTACACCTCGACCGATACACAAACCCTACGAGCCAGACTACTGGCGCCTAGCATCAAAGTGGCGTAATAGTCCTATTAAGATTAAAGACCCTAAGTGGGAAAAGTATCTAGATGCTGGTAAGCAGGTTGCTTAGTCAGTTGGTTTTTCACCAGTCAAGTACGGTTTTGAGAACCATAACTTAAACCATTCGTCAGTGCCAGGCTGGATATTTTTCTTACGCATGATTTCAGCCTTTTCAGTACCTGTATGACTTATGTTTTCCATATCCATACAAGGTGACTTTTGTTTAATGCCCGCTAGTGACTTAAGTTCGTCTAATGTCATTATTTTTTATGTAAAGATTTGTTTATGATTTTACCTAGACTACCTATACGACTAAACGGAATTGGCTTACCATTATCATCACATACAAGGTCGAATTCCGCACCTACTGAACCTGCTATATAACGTCCGTGTTCACCTACATATTTTACTGGTTTTACTTGCTTGTCGTCTAAGTATCTGTAGCGTACAATACTTGCTCCAGCCTTAGCGGATTTTACTCCTGCCATTGTGTTATCTCCTAATTATTAATAGGGAGATTTAGATTTCGTTTTCTTACCGGCTTTTCTCGCTGAGCGGCCATCACAATGTGCCTTCTGGCTGAATCCCTTGGGATTACTACAATCTATACTCCTTTTGTATTTTTTGCTCCATGCTTCGGTAAACAACTCGTTTAACCGCATTAGTTGTCTCCGTAAAGTCTACCGTGTTCGCCTCGAATGTCTGCTACATGTTTAGGACCATTGTGTCCACCACCTGCATCTACTGTAACAGCATCGATGTCTGCTACTGTAGGATTAGGGCTAGTTGCCCAGGGTGTTGGCTTTTCTTGTGCCAACATGTCATATACTGTTTTGAATCTATTTGCTATTGGTTCGCCTGGCTCAGGACCATCACCGCAGGGTGTGCCTTCAATATCGCCATCGTGCTTTAATGTTGGTAATTCTTCTTTGGGTTCGTTCAAGGCAGCGTCTAAAAAGTCAGTGTCAATAACTGCCAAGTCCTGCTCTTGTGGTTGTTCCACACCATCAATTATATCTAATACGCTTCTAATTAAGTCAGTTGCTTTCATGAGTAATCAACCTCTGTCTCTGTTTTCCAGCCAGTGTTGATTACTTCTTCTCTGCCATCACTATGCACTAGTGTTACAGGCCCAGGGCCTGTGTATGTTTGTGTTATAAGATAATCAGAACCACTCATAGGTTGACTTTCTTTAGTCATGAAACCTAAATCTGTTAACTCACCAAAAGTATTGTTGTAACGTGACCAACTAGCATTTACTACCTTAGGTGCTCTGTTGGCTTCAATAGCGGCTTTAAGTTCTTTTGATGTTAGTTTAGCACCATCTGCCTCTGCTATAAAATCTTTTGCTCTCATTTGCTTTTCCTTTTTACTGCATCACGTGCTGGCATTGGACTTGTTATGTTTGTATCTTTAGGTTCTTGACTGCCATTACTTGTAATCTGTTGTGAACTAAGTCCTAATTTTTTAAGAGCTTTATTAATAATATCTTCTTCTTGCTTACTGTAACACAATGTTACAGGTCTGTTGTTAAGTTCGTGTACTCCGTTGCTGCCATTATCTTCAGGACTACTAGCCATAGCAAGTCCGAATCTGTAAAGACCATAGCCTTGGTCAATTCGAGGGAAAGTTTTAGCGCCAGAAATGGCTTTCTCCTGATAGTCAGGCACTCTACCTTGTTTGACTTCTGCTATAAAATCTTTTGCTCTCATCGTTATACAATCTTGCTAACTGGCTTACTGGACCACATACGACAGGACCAGTAACGTGCCTTAGTTCTATCGCTGGCTTTTGGTGTACCGCAACCGTGTCTTGCTCTAAATGATTTTCTACGTTTAGGATCGTCACGTTTAATTTCCATATTCTTGTCACCAAAGTTAACTTTCTTAACGTTGCCTGTCTTTTTGTCTTTTACATATACTTTGTACTTGGCTACATCACCACGCATTGGCTTACCAAGTTTAACTTTACGTCCTTGGTATTCTGCTTCATCTAGTTCAACTTCTTCTTTAACTTTCATTCCCATTTTTTTTCGTAATGCATCTATTTCTTTTTTAATTTCTTTTTGTTTGGGTGAACTAGGAAAGGCTCTCAGTGCTTTGTTTTGAAGTTTAAGAAGTTGTGTTCTTTGTTCTGGTGTTCCTTTCCCATCAAAAAACTTATCACTATCATATTTTTCATCTAGTTCAACTTCTGCTTCATCAAGTAAATTCTTAAGGAAAGTTAAATCTATGTGGTGTGATAAAACTTGTATTACTTTGTCACGTGGGTCCGAGTCCATTTTGCCAATAAGATCATCCAGCATGCCTTCTGCTTTATCTTTAAGGTGTGGCTTGCCCATTGCTTTAACAAGGTAAGCCGCTTTCTCAAACTCTTCCTTGTCTATGCCGCCACTTGTTTCAGCGTAATCTTTAAGTTCTTGGAATGCGTCCTGGGTAGATTTTTTCATCTTTTCACCACGTTCGTCCGAACTGTGTCCAAATGTTCTATGCATAAGTTTATCTAGTTCAGTGTGAAACTTATCTTCCTCTTCTGCACTAGCATCTTCATAACGTTTCTTCATACCACAACTTGCTTCATCTAAGTCAAACTGTTCTTTGGCATCATTCTTAGACATATTGTACTTGTCCTGAAACTCTTTGTCAGTAAGCTCTTCTATGTCAAGAAGCATGTCTTTTATTTTGCCTTCGTTAACGTCAAGATCAACATCTTCTTTCTTCATCATAGTCGTGCGAGCTACGTTATGCCCAACTGACCAAGCAATAGACTCTGGTGAATTAGACTCGTAAGGATTGCTGTCATACTTCTCACCGTTACGGGCTGCCTTTTTACCAGCCTCCATTGCTTCAGCTTGACTTGGTGTCTGCTCTTCGTCAAGTTCAGTCTCTTCTTCAATTAAATCCAAACCTTCTAGCAGTGATATTCCACGTTCGTCATACTCAAGAACAAGTTTATCTTCAGTAGACTCTAACACGCCTGCTTCGATAGCAAGTTCCTCGTTGACAACAATGTCAACTGAATCACCTACTTGCGGTCTAATATGACCTTGCTCTGACTCTACGAAATATTCTGCTAGTTTTTTCATTTTTTAACGCCTTCTAGTTCTGCTTGGTATGCTTTCCAAAGTTTGTTTTCAACTACGTCTACTTCTTCAGTAGCCATTGGATTGTCGCCTAACTTTGCTTTGTCTGCGTGTTGCTTTGACTTTGCATGTAAGTCGTTACCTTGGTCAACAACATCTGAAACGCTGTATGTTGATGTTTCTTCTGTGCCCTGTCCTGGCTCGTTAGCAAGTTCGTCTAGTTCGACTTTGCCTTGTAATCCAGCAAGTGCAACTAAGTCAGCAAGCTCTGCTAGTCCTTCTTCAACGTCGCCTTTCTTCTTAGCAATAGCGGCTTTGATAGCCTTGTCTCTAGCGGCTAAGTAATCATTGCTGTCGATGTCTCCATCTCCATCATGATCTTTTTTCTTGCCTTCCATTTCAACATCTTCCTGTTTCTTTTCTACATCAGCCATATGCTTTGCAAACTCAGGATCTACATAAGGAGCATCTGACCCTTCAGGTGGGAGTTTCTTATCGTCATTCTCGTCTAGAGACTCGTCAAGTTTTCTCATGCTCTGTAGTTCCCAACCCATGTTCTCACGTTTGCATCTTGCTTTAACGTCAGCTTCTGATTCGCCTTCGTCTGCAACCATACGAACACCTTTGGTTTTATCGTCTTTTGTAAGTTTGCAATGGTAATGTTTCTTTTCTGACTTATCAACTTTACCTTTTGTGTCTGCTCTTACACCACTTGCTTCGTCCATTTCTTCCTTGGAGTCTTTCATTTCTTCCTTGCAAGTCTTGATTAAATCTTTTAGTTTATCCTTGTCTGCATCAGGATACATTTCTAACATTTCTTTTTCAGACTTTCCATCTTTGCACATGTCCATAACATGCTTCTTTGATGGCCCATGGAAGGATCTAATTTTGCCTTCAGCGATTACTTCTTCTGTTTTTTCTTCAGACTCGTCAACTTTATACTCTTTCATAGCATCTGCACTGTTCTCGTATGTGTTGTCTAGTCCTGATAGTCTTTTAATGTCTTCTAGCCAGTTAAGGTTTTCCTGTCTTTCCTCGGCTTGGACGTTTTCTTTCTTGTCACTCACGCTATTCTCCTCGGTTTCGTTTAAGCCTTCTTTGGCCATTTTTGTTGCTGTTGCATACATTACGGATTCTGCGTCGTCACCGTAACGTTTTTTAAAATCTTTCTTTGCGCTCTTCATGCCTTTGACATATTTTTCTTTGTCTGACATTTCGTCTTTAGTAAGTTTTCTTTCTTCCATTGCACTTACCTAGCAGAACTCTTTGGTGTTGGCTTTTTATTTGCTGTAGATCCCATTGGACTCTTGTCGCCCATTGGAAGGTCGTTTGTAGTTTTACCTTTCTCTGTGTTAGGATCTGCATACTCATGTTTAATGCTAGACTCTAGGTCTTTTAGCATGCTGTTCTTAAACTTCTCTGTGCCGTGTTCACTGTTGTCAGACTTGTCGTAGTCTTTCTCAAGTAGTGCGCCGTCTGCTTCAGCACCTTGGTCAGCAACATAGGACTCATCCTGACCTTTAGTGTATACTAAAATGTCTGCTTCGTTAATACCAGCACGTTGTTTCATCATTTCTTTAATTTGTGGTGGAGTAACAGGCATCTTTACACTTGCTTCTACTACGTGGACTTCGATAGGTCCTTTGTTAGGAAACTCTCCAGGATGTTCTTTAATTGGCAATCTTTTAGGCTTGCTCATTGATACCATGTCGTATGCTTTTAGCACATTCTCCATGGCATCTAACTTATCTTTATCTAGCTCACAGCATGTCTTAATTTTAAAGTCATATGTCTTGTCTGCGGCTTCCGTTAAATATTCTGTAAATGTTTTCATGATCATCAGTCCTTGTGTTGTATTTAGCAAATTATGCTAGTTTTATTTGTTGTTTTTGAGGATCTCTTGCAGTAATGCATTCCTGTCCAGCACTACTCCTTTGCCTTCTATTTCAGCCTCTTCGTTAGTGCCATCTTTCTGACTTTGCTTGTCTAATCGTAACTTCTTAATTTGCAAGTCAACTGTCCTTAACTTACGATCTAATTTGGCTTGTTTAGCAGTAATAGCATGTCCTAGTAATTGGCTTGCTGTTTGAAATATATTACCACTAAAGCGGCTGTCAACATTCATACCAAGATCCATTAGATCGTTAAATTTATCAGTTGCTAAATCTGCTAGGTCGTCTAGTTCTTTGTCACTTGTATCGTCTAAATCTCTAACTCTAGGAAGCGCCGTGTCTATTTTGTCAATAGCACTGTCTACTTCTTGTATAAAGTCTTTTTTAACAGGGATAGACTGTTTAGCCTCCTCCTCTGTTACAGGCTCTTCGTTTTCTATGTTAAAGATTTCTTCTAATTTTTTTGTCATAGTAATTCTCAAAATTTATTTTACTTGTTGTTGTGCCAAAGTGATCCATCATCACTTCACTATCAGGCTGGCTAGCGGCGGGACACATTCCGCAAATTTTGTGCGGCTTTCCAATATTACTTATAAATGCATCTAGCTCTTGTTCAGTACATGTATGTATGTCTACGCCTTTATACAAGTAACCTTTCCAGTCAGAATCGTCTTGCTGACCGTGATCTGCAAGTGCATATTGTAGATTCCAGTTCATAGTGCATTTATAAAGTTTCCCATCATTGAATGCTACACTATCTGCAGCCATACATCGTTTAAACGAGTCAACTGGATCTTGCTTCCACGGCTTTAAATTTCCGTAATCGCCTGTTGCCATAACTTGGTACTTGTCGTATTCAGGAATTTCTAAAAAACAATTATATGTAGGATCATGCAAAAACTCTACTTTGCTTGCAAACACCTGCTTGTATATATTTTGACTTTTTTTAAGTTCTTCCCAGTTAAAACTTTTTTTAACTAATGCTACCGCTTGATCGTACCAATCTGCACCCGGTACATGGTTAGATATCTTAAGCCATATGTTTCCATATTCTTTCATATAATCTATTAACCAAGTATTGCCTAAAAGTAAATGGCCGTTAGTTAAAATTAAAATTCTAACCTTAGGGAATTCTGTTCTAATTCCTTTAATCCAGTTTGGAAAATCTTTATTAAGCAAAGGTTCTCCGCCCATTAGTAAAATACTGTCTACTATTGTACGTTCATAAAGACGTTTAAAGTCTTTTCTAAAATCTTTCCATTTAATGTTGCCTCTACTATGTCCTTTGTAGTCAGAAAAGTTTGTACAGCCTTTACATGCCAGAGTACAACCATAAGTAACCATAGTTTCAAGTGCTAAAATTACTCTATTCGATCTTTTACTAGCTTCTATAAATTTTGTTATCAACGGTGTTAGCTCAGATATTACACTATCGCTTAATAACTTTCCATCAATAAAGTCTTCATATGATGGCCATGACATACCTTGCCAGATAGAATATGTTTCTCTATCTACCATAGATCTATTTTCTTTATTAAACAGCATGCTTTTATTTACTGCTACCATTATGGAACAATTCGTTTTCGCCGAGTATACGAAACGATATTCCGTACTGTTTGCACCACGTTTCAGCGGCTTGCCATTTTGCTTGATTAATTACCCATGCTACTTTGTTGCGCTGACTGCGTGTTTTTTCAAACAGTGTTTGATTGCGAGGTTTTATTTCAATGAGTTCTTTGTGATTGCGTCTGTTTTTGTCTATGTACTCTATCAGGAAGTCAGGCACGTATATTGTTTGCTTGTTTTTTACTGGATTAAAGTAAGGAATCTTTACAGGCTCACTAGCCCAACTTATTACACTAGGATTTGTATCACAGAACATCATAAACCGTTGTTCCCAACTGCTACGGTATGTTGGTAGTTGTCTACCTAAGTATTTGTCCGTGTTCGTAGGGTTAAATTTGCCTTGTGCATATTTGCTCATACAAGAATTGTTCGAATTACAAATGGATTTTGATTTTGTGCGTTAGCTATGCCTAGGTAACTTGTGCCTACTCTAGTATTATTAAGGAAGAATGCTAAGAATGCATCAAGTTCTACGTCGTTAGTTCTTCTAATATACTCTATCATATCAGTCATTGTCATGTTTTGTTGTGCCGCACCTTGTATAGCCGCTGCCGCTAAGTTTTCTGATGCCGCTCGATTACCATTTCTTTTCATCAACAAACCTATCAGTGATTCGTATTGATTATCACTAACTATTCCTTGTTTAACAAAATAGTTTTTAAAGTAGTTAGGTGTACTTTCGATATTATTATTTGGTAAATTACTTGATATAGCCATATTATGATGTTCTTATTGTGGTAGGATTTTCGCCCAGTCGTTGTCGATTCTGTAACGTTTGATCTTGAGCCTGGCGTTCTGTAAAGTCTTGTGATCCTACATTACGAGCGGCGCTAGGATCAGGTACAATCTCACTATTAGGAGATGCGCCAGTAACAGACTTTGACTCAGAGTCTCCAAACTTATCTACTAAGTTTGTAACGCTCGGAAAGAAAAATTTACCTTGCGTATTGTTTCCTCTAACAACATCAGTTGCTAACTCAGTTATGTCACGCAGTGCTGTTTTCTTTAGGTCTGCGTTTTTAAAAGTTTCTCTAGCTCTAAAAGCATTAAGAGCGGCGCCAAGAAAGTTACCGCCTTGGATCTGATCACCTATTCCACTTATAGAGTTAAACAATCCGCCTTTACCAATAATAGTATCTCTGC